AGGCTGGTCGTGCTTTAAGGGATGCACAGGTTAGAGTTGGTCAACAACCAAATTTAACTGCTGGTGGAATTAACATAACAGGAAATTCAATTACTTCTGCTGACTCAACTATTATTGAAATGGGAGAAGGTCTATCGGTAACTGGAAACTTAACCGTTTCTGGAGATATGACCGTATCAGGAACAACTACTTCCTTATCAACTACAAACACAGCAGTAACCGATAACTTATTAGAATTAAATAGTGGTGTAGGATCCAATAGTGATGATAGTGGTATTATTATAGAAAGAGGATCAACTGGTGATAATGCAATTTTAATGTGGGATGAAAGTGCTGATACATTTAGATTTGGTACTACAACAGCAACAGCAGCTTCAAATGGTAACTTAACCGTTACGGATGCTCCATTAGCAACATCACAATTAGATACTAAAGATGTAAGAGTTTATGATACAGATGGTTCTAATTATGTTCAATTAGTTTCACCAAATATATCAGGAAATGTAACCTTAACTTTACCAAGTACCGATGGTGACGCAAACCAAATTTTATCAACTGATGGTTCAGGTAATCTTTCATTTATATCTGCTACGGCAGCTGCAGGTGCAGGATTATCAAACGTATCAGATGATTCATCTCCAACGCTAGGTGGAGATTTAGACGTTGGATCAAGTGCAATTGTTTCAGCGTCTAACGCTAATATAGCAATAACACCTAACGGTTCAGGTAAAATTGTATTAGATGGTAATATAAATGTTGAATCAGGTTCAATAGATTTAAAAAATGCTGGTTCAGTATCTAATATTAAATTATATTGT